GCGTCCTGTTCATTTTTAAATTCAAATCTATACTTGCCGGGTATGCTTCTACCGCCCCAAAAACAACACCATGTACCTTCTCTATTATCTATAGCACTCCAACGTTTACCTAATCTTTCTTCGCACCATTTTATCTGATAATGATGACCTGTAGTAGGTTTTGACGGACTTAATATAGTATACCAATCATTCATCAAACCAAACCAAGTTTTTTATATGCTTGTTGTACTACGATTGCTTGTCTTTCCGCATCTTCGACGGCTTTGTGACTTGTGACATGTCCTCCGTCTTTGAGTTTAACTCCCGCAATTTCGTATAAAGTCCTAGTATCTCTAATAGTGTAAAAAGGCCAAGGAATAGGATTAGGCTTATCATTGAGTACCTGTCTAAAGGCTGTCTCAGCAACAACCACATCAAATGAAGCACCATTGCTCCAAACAGCACGGCGGTTCCAACAAAACTTATAAAGGGTCTCCATGCACTCTCTAAATGATGTGCGTCCCCTGTCTCCCAATGCTTCTTCCAGTGCCTCAGGGCTCTGCTCAGACCACCAGCGTAAAGTATCATCGTTAATCACCCTATTGTATGTTTCAGTTTGTTCTTCAATGGTAGGACGCAACTCTAACTTCTGTATTACTCCAGTACCTTTAGGATCAAATCTTACTGCGCCTATAGTTAATATAACACAATACGGAGACGTATCTAATGTCTCCATGTCAATCATTATATCATTTGCCATTTAAATATTCCATCGCTCTTTTACAACGTTCTGCATCATCACCCAAATTACCTAATCCAAGATTGCATTTATGACATAACCATCCACGAAACTGTTCAGTTTCATGGTCGTGATCAGCCACCCATACAGCACCTTTCTTTTGTCCATAACTTGACAATTGATCAGCAGTACGCAAACATATAGGACATGTGTGGTCTACTGCTGGTTTAGGGGCCGACTTCTTAATCTTTGCTACAAGTTTACCATGTTTTTTAGCACACGGTCTACATTCATAACGTCTATACCCTTTACTGCCTTCAAATCCAAAATTGTGTATAGGCAAGACTTGATTGCATATTGTACATAATTTAGTTTGTGTTAAATCTAGCCCGTCGAACAATTCATTTGGATTTAATTCAGTCATTCTTGCCACAGTTCCCACATCACTTTAAGTTTACTAGACCAAATTGTTACTTCTATATTCTTACTGCCGCCAGTAAAATCCCATCCATCGCCTCTATCACCAAAATTTCTGCGACACCATTTAATCACATTCATGGCGTCACCTTTAACTTTAAATGTCACTTTGTTAGAGTCAGATGGATTGTTTCTGACCGCATCAACATATTCAATTACAGGATGAAAGTTACCCAAAGTAGGGAAATTATTTGCCATTACTTGTCCATACATTATCTATTTTAGTTACGTCTTCAATTATACTTGAATCTAAATAATTTAGCAAGAGGGCTGGGCGCGGCCGATCTAACGGATTGGGCATACTGCTATGTAATAATCTGCAATTATACAACAATACACAGCCTTTGGGTAAAGTAGGCTGTATCATATTCTTTAAGAACCATTCATTGTAATGTCCACGATAACACAGGTTGATATCATGGTCTATCTTTTGGCTATGCGGTGCGATACCTGTACTAGCACTATTTCTGTCCATATCTGATAATGCTACAATGACTTGCACACCTAATAAGTTTCTATCGTAATTCCATTTTCTAAAGCGATGCGGGGTATCTACATGTGGACTGAGCCACGTTGAGTGTGAATCAATTGTTACAATATCACTTGAATAAAACTTAGCAGTTGGTAAGTATTGTCTAACATACGCACCTAAAATTTTATCAATCTCTTGTACTTCAGGCCAATCCATTACTGTTTGGCTCCACCAAACACTTATATCTGATAAGTTTTTTATATCATCACGCTCTGCATACTTTTTATCTCTGCTACTAGCACGTACAGGATAGCATGTAGGTAATTTAGATACTACATTGTCAATAAGATCATTTGGTATAATATTATCTGTAATAACATATCCCGGTCCATCAATAAGTTGATTATCAATATTTTCTTGCAATGAGCCGGGAACAAGATAATCGCCGGGTATAATACCAGCCTCCCATATCTTTTCTAGTTCATTATATAACTCAGGAATATAATCCTTAATGTGCCTATTTCTAAATTTATCTGAATTAGTTATAAAGTGTTTACCCTGTGATAGATATGTGGAATCAATCAATTGTGGTTCTTCTAACCAACGCATAACAATTTTAATAGATTCTATCAATCCATTATTGATAGTCTCATTAGGATGTTCAGACAAATAGTTGTCAATAAAGTTCAATAACTCTTGTCCTTTAATTAAACCTTGTTTTCTATATTCAGGAGTTAATAAACTTACTAATGCATACAAAGGATGTGACACACGATTCACAAAACAAGCAGTGTCATGCGCCAATGTCCCATCTATTTTTTTATACTCTAATCCTAAATGTAACCAAAATTCAAATAAATCCATGCACTGTATTGCATTAAACAAACTAACTGTGCAACTTAATCCTATGCTAAATTTTGTCTTACTAGGATCGTCCATGCTTTCTTTCACCATAGAAAGAAAAGTTCTTAGATTGGATTCAATTTTTGACCACTTGAAAGGATATCTAATGTACTCATTAGTTTTCTGATACCCATCGATAGATACTGAAATATGCACTCTACCAAATTGTTTCCACAACTCAATTAACTCATCAGTAATTCCAGTTAAGTTAGTTACATAACTAAGTCTAATTTTTTTACTGCGGCCCTTTTCTATTAAAAGTTTTAGAAATTCGATATGTTCTTCTGATATAGTAGGTTCACCACCTACTAAACTAACAGCAGTTACATTAGGAAAATCTTCTACTAATTTTCTAGCAGTAGTATCATCAATACAAACACGATTATGTTTGAATTGTTGCTCAGGTTTAATAGCCCATATTTTATTCCACTCTTCAGTCCAAAAGTCACTTAAGTCTACGTTACAGGTAATGCACTTACTATTACACTTTGTACCAAATGTTAAATCTAGATAACGTATGTCCTTTGCGTCAACATGCTCAACTAAAGGAATAACATGCTCTTGCAATCCTTTATTCCATATAGTACGCATTGATCCAATACCGTTTTCTTCTGCTTCCTTACAGTTACCGCATGCTTCAGGCCATTCACCTTTGATTAACTGTTGACGTAGTTCTTTTAGGTTAGGTGCATTAATTCTTACATTTGGATCTGTACCTAATATGCCGTGATCATAGTGACCGGCTTTGTACATCTTCCAATGATTAGTTCTTATACCACAACAAGGTATATACTCACCATAAGAGTTAATAGATGCTGATCCAAATGCTAAGGAACAGTATATAGGTTTCTTTACTTCCATCTTAATTCAGTCCACATTTTTTCTGCTTCATCACGCAAGTATATATTCATCTTATGATCCTCAGTATGCCAGCACCAGGCAGGGTTCAACTTTATCCCCAATGGATCCATATCTTCCATATACAGATATTGCTCACGCTCTACACTCATTCCCCAAGTCTCTATACACCAATCACGTATTTCGTTGAATGCTTTAATTTTTGGTGCTTTGTGCAGTGATATGACTTCAACCACATACTTAAAACTAGGGTAGCCAGTATAACGTGCATCCATCTTTACAAATTTAAACCTAACAGGACTATCTATCCTTAAAGGTTTAGACATTATTCTTGACGCTGATAATATTCGTTTTTTCATCACTGTGTTCATTCCCATTTTAATTTAAGCCATATAGCATATTTTTCATCTACAAAGTTAAGTCGCACTTGTTTAGCAGTTAGCAAATTGTATTGATTATCATAAGTAGGTTGTTCATATGCAAATGTGTAGTCCGCATTTCTTACTAACTTCCACTCGTCAATAATCTTGAGTATATCATACATCTCATTGATATGTGAAATCTCTATTACACATTCAATCATTGCCATCGTAATTTAAACATAATACAATCACGTTCATATCTGAACTTTACTTCAGCATACGATTCATACCAACGCCAACGTGCATGACGATAAGGCATGTCAACGTTGTCACGTAGCCAGTCGAGAATATCAAAATATTTCTCATGGTCATCATTTATCAAATCTACAACTACTAGATGCCAACTTGAATTATCCCAATACTCAAAATTTAATCTTTCAGTATGCTCCATACTAATTGTTTATCCAAACACTCTGCTATTTTATCTGCTTCTTCTTTTGTTCTAGCGATCACACCTAATACAACATGACGCTTTTGTATTGCATCGGCTAAATAACCCTGATAGTTCTGATAAAAATTAAGACTATCAATATACAATATATCCCAACCGTCAAGACGCTGTATCATTAGTCTAGCAATATCTACCTTACATTTTTCAAACAGAAATCGTATTAACTTATCAAATCCATCACGTGTATGTATAGGAACAAACTTATCAGTTGGCCATGTTACTGTCCAACCTTTAGGTGTTTCTTGTATGATGAATGGACTCATTGACATGCTAAACTAAAGAATATTGCATCACGTTCTTCTTTAAAGATAAACTCCATGTAATCTTCATTGGGATGCGTAATAAACTTGTCTCCCGGTAAACCAAATGTCTCTAGTGCATAGGCACATTTCTCGTCCCATCTGCTAACGGTATCACCATTCTTCCAATCTATTCTTACCGTGTGTTTAAATTCAGTATCCCGTTTCACGTAATAGTTCCTTAACTTGTTTTACAACTTCTGGGTTACGTTTGAATTTGACTGCCCACAACTCAGGATTAATATAATCAACTATCATTTTAACCTGTGTCTCATCTAGTTCATCTAAAAACTGTTTACCACTTTCACTTTGATATAGCATCCACGGACTAATTTTGCCTGTAGTAATAGCATAACAAATTCTATTACGATTACCATATCTTAAAATATCTTTAGTAGAAATTTTTTCAGTAGGTGACATATTTATTAGTGTTTCTAAACTACGTGCAATAGCATCCATTGCATCTTCTTCACGTAGATAACTTACTAGAAACTTTGTATAGTTTGTGTCACTATTCCAATTATCAATCTTTATTTTATTATTAAGCAACCAATCAATATACCTGCTGACATTAACAACATTAACATCGGCACAATACGTACCAAATTTAACAAAGGCTATGTAATACGAACTTTTAATGAAGTCCGTATAATCACGTTTCTTTTTTGTAGCAGTGTTCTTTGTATAGAACTGTAGCCATGATTGGAATCCTATACGATTGCCTTGCTTATCTTTATCCTGCCATCTACGTTTAGATTCACAGATATGATTAAAGACCGTGGACTCACGCAAGAATGTGCGTCCACAAAACTCGCAACCAAACTCTTTAGTTGCCGCTGTCTTTTTCGTATTGTTCGATTTCACTATTGCTAACGATGCCATTCAGTATCTCAATCTCATCAAATTTTAAATTGGGGAATTTCTGTGCAAGATATACCTTGCGTGATTGTTCTTCAACAAAAGCCTGTGCTAACTCTTTGTGCGTATCCTCAGACTCTTTAGGATATATCTTACTGTAATATTCTTTAACGTCTTTAACTGTTGCCTTGTCTTTGAGTTTACTTACACGTTCTTTAATCTGAGGTATCCAAGGATGAAATTGTTTACCTTGTCCTAACCCAGACGCACATAGCATCATCCATTGCAGTTTAGGATGATTGCCTACATTCTCATTGAACATATGCTTATTAGCAAACTCTTGGGTACTCAATAAATGAAACTGCTGTAACGCTGAACTTGATTTGACTGTGCTAGCATAGTGCAGTAACATCCATGGCACAAACTTCTTTTGTTGTTCGGGGGTAAGTCTATCATAGTACCCATAATCTTTATTATCAATAGCGTTGATAGCCTCAAAGAGTGGGAAGTCTACGTCAGTAAACTTTTCGTCTGTTGGAGTTGCAGTTTTCTTTGCCATTAAAATACCTGACTGTAATCTACAATCTCACAGTTTCTACTAATCTCTTTAACAAAGTAAACACATCTGGGTTTAGGACCATCATCAATGGGTACTGCTAGAAACTGCCCGTTACGTAATCGAGGAGCATACCAAGTAACATCATGATAGATATCCATAATCTC